TTGTCTAAATTTGTCACAAATGCAAACTTTGATTTAACAGCAAGCGAAATCAAAGCAGACGTTGTACAGTTTATATGTGATTATATTAATGAAATTTATCTACCTAATACTCCTGTTATTAATTCAAGCCTAAAAATAGCAATAGAGAAATCATTGGACATTAAGCATATTATAGAGATTAGACCTTTGGAAATAACAACTATTATAGACAATTTTCTACAGAATTCTGAAAAGGCAATGGCAACTGAAATATTGTTTAAATTTCAGAAATGCATGGATGATAAATTGCTAATTAGCGTTTGCGATAATGGAAAAGGGATTCCAGATGAAAATTTGGACAAAATTTTCGATTTGGGATTTACTACTACTAATGGCTCGGGGATTGGATTATATAATGTAAAAAGCACAATACAGAGGATGAAAGGAGAAATCTATGTAATTTCCTCCCAAGATAAAGGAACAACTTTTAATATTGAATTATTATGAAAATTGAATATAAAGTATTATGGCTGGATGACCAGATTGATGTTTTCATTGAAGATGAATACGTTGAAAAAGTGAAATCACATTTAGAGGAGGAAGGATTTAATGCTAATGTTATAACAGTATCAAAACCGGATGAATTTTTCTCTCAATTGAATGATTCCATTGATTTAATTCTTACAGATTATAATATGGCTGAAAAGAATGGTGCTCAGATTGTAGAGGAAGTACGGAACAAATCCATTTTTACGGAAATATTGTTTTATACAGCTAAGGCTGATTTGCGGAGTCTTGATAAAATAGATAGAATAACTTTTCTACAAACGGATAAGGTATCAGGAAGTACCCATCATGAAAAAGTTGTAGAAAAAGCAATTAGTCTTATTGATTTGACAATAAAAAAATTTCAAAATATCGTGGTTATGCGAGGTATGATAATGCATGAAACAAGTTCATTGGATGCCCAAAGTATGGAAATTTTAAAATCATATCTAAATTGCAAGGAAAAAGGTTGTATAGAATGTGCTAATAAAAAGAGGTGTAAGCCTATTTCAGACTCCATTTTTGGTAAATTGGAACAGCAGTTTAACGAAAAAAAAGAGGATGTTTCCAAATTGAAAGAAAAGAGTAATCTGCGAAAATTAATCAAAGATAATTTTTTATTTAGTGCAGATTATAAAATTGAGGCTTTAAGTAAAATATTACAAAGTCTAAAAATCAAGGATTTTTCATCGGATTATAAAACTGAAATTATTACTATTCGAAATAAATTCGCTCATGCAATATTAGAAAAAGATGAAAAAACAGGGCGTGAATATTTCAAACATGGCGAAGATGGAATTACCTTTGATGAAGATTTTTGTAAAACTATCCGCAAAAATATCAATAAACATAAGCAAAATCTAGATGATTTGCAAAGTAAAATTTGAATCTATAAAGTATATGATTGATATAAAAGAAAATGGGAGTATAAATATCCATAAAATAATTGATATGCTTTTGGAACTAAGCCTACCATCTGAAATATATGTATCCAAATCAAAACAATTGGCTTTTAATGAACAATCTGCCGCTGATGATGATTATATTTTGTTAGTATAGGTTGGTTAACTACTAAAAGATATATCATAATATTTTGTGAATCAATTATCCCCAATGAACATGGAAGTGTACTTGTCCAATTATGGTGCATCATGTACATTTGGCTGGCAACACTTTACTTCTTAGCTGTTCAGAAGAAACCGCATAGCAAGCTGTTTTTATTACTGTATCATGTTCCAGACATAGCAAAAGTAACTAATGCACCATAATTGGACAAGAACCATTATTTTTATCTACCTAAGCTCTTTAGCCAATTTAATAATCCTTTATCTTTCTCCCATTCTCCATCAGAAGAAGGATGTGGAATGAGGTCTACATAGGCATTATCGAGAGCTTCACGTTTTTGCTTAGAATCTACCCGGGCATAGATTTCTGTATACCTCACAGAGTTATGTCCCAAAATATCACGAACGTAAATTATGTTCAGACCAGCTTGTAATAAATGGGTAGCTTTCGAATGGCGGAACGTATGAGGTGAGATTTTTTCGGGAAGTAGTTCCGGATGCAGGTTTCGTACTAAGACTGCATACATATTTATGATATGTGCCAATCCTGCCGTTGTTAATTGTCGACCATTGGCATTCGTAAATAAGGGAGTGTTCCCGACCATGTTCTCATCAATACCCTTATCTTTCATATACGCACGGAGGATAATACATAATTTTTCATGTATTGGGACGATACGTTTCTTTTTTCCTTTTCCATACAAGACCACATGCATTGGCTTACTGAAGTTCAAGCATTGCGGCGTGAACGATATTAATTCCTGAGCACGAGCTCCTGTGTCGTATAGGAACGCTAAAATAGCAAGGTGGCGACGACCCTGAATCGTATCGGTAGGTATTTGTGCCAGTAAAGTAGTCATGCCTTCCTGCGTCAGAAAGGATACTGTAGCTTGTTCTGTCCTCTTTGCCTTGATGGTCAGGACTTCCTGCCACTTACCAATATTCCTGACATCCTGATATTGCATAAAATAGCAAAAAGCACGTAAAGATGCCAGCCGGGAGTTGCGTGTCGTAGAGGAACTGCCACGCGTGCCCTCAAGCCAATTTAAAAAGTCAACAACATTTTGCCGTGTGATATGTTTCAACATAATCTTATGGGCAGGGAGTTTCTTTTGGCAGAGGAAAAATGCGTACCACATAGTGAACGTATCACTGTAACTTCGGATAGTATGCTTGCTGAGTCCTCTTTCAAGAGGAAGATATTCCTCAAAAAAACGGCTCAGATATTTTGCAAGGTCTGTTATTTCATTCATAATGGATTTGTTTGATTAGTGATGTCGGGGAATATGTCGCCAAGGTTTTTACCCGTTTCCTTAATCAAGTCAGGGTAAATTTCCAATGTGAGACGGACGTAATGTTCGGTCGCATAAATATCGTGATGCCCGAGAAGTACAGACAGGATAGGCCATGCCGTATAAATATCCAGTCCAGACTTTACCATGTGGTACAGGGAATGAACCGCAAACGTATGGCGGACGTCATGCACTCGCGGTCCCTGTCCCTTGCCCCTATAAGTTATGTTGCATTTTTCAAGGATTCTACGAAAGTGCAGGTAAACGGCATTGGCTGACATCATCTTTCCGAGATAGTTAATAAAGAAGGAGGCTTCCGGCTCATCAATGCCTTTTATCGGTATTCTGTTACGATATTTGACATAGGTGTCTAATATGGACTTCATGTTCTCATTCAGAGGAATCAGTCTGTGTTGGCGGTTCTTTGTCTTTTTCAGCAAGACAAACCCTTGTTCCATATTTATATCTTCATTTCTTATTGCTATAGTTTCTCCGACACGTGCACCGCAATAATACAGAAAACGGAGTATTACAGGGATGCATATAAGACATGTTGTCATATGGCGTGTTTGTAAAACCGTGGAATCTATAGTATTGAAAATCATGGCAATTTCCTTATGAGAATAAATGTAGGGAATGTAGCTTTCCTTTGGGCGTTTGGGTGTCAAAGGAATGAATGAAGCAAAGCCCATATGACATATATATTGAGAGAACTGACGAAAGTTCATGACCTTTTCATAGGCTGTACGCTGGTTCCCGTTGGCAAATTTTTCCTTCCAGTGAAGAAAAAGTTCTCTGGTAATAACAGGAGAATCTAATTCCTTTGTTTCGTGCATACTATCAATCTCCTTGAATATAGTGACATAATGGTATGGATGTATACCTTTGATTTGAAGCATCTTGATGAATTCATACATCAGTGGGGCAAGGATACTGACGAGTTTCGGCTCGTAATAAGGTCGGTTACTCATAGAAAATGCCTCCTTTCTGCATATAGAATGAATCTGGAACTTGTGGAACTTCTAATAAGCATCGTTTCATGCCTTCAAGGTCAACCCTGAGATAATTCATAGTTGAACGAGATGAAGTATGACCCAAGATGCCTGATATTACAGGTAGTGACTGCTCGCATCTCAGCAATTCGGAGGCTAGAGAGTGTCGCATGGAATGTATTCCATGGTGTCGCTTCTCGACGCGCACTTGTGATTTGCGTATAACCGTTTGAATACCATTATAAATGGTATCTCTTGAGATCTGCTCAAACGGTGGTTTGAAAGTGATAAACAAGAAGTTATTTTTTTCTGTTTCTCTCTCATTTTTAAGGTAGTCCACGATTGCATTACCCACATCGGCAATAAGTGGCAACTCTATCTTTCGTTTTGTCTTTTGTTGGATAAGGGTAATACAATTCTTATCCCAATCAATATCCTCAAATTTAATATTTCTGATGTCTGAAGAGCGTAACCCCAGTCGGGATGCCAGCATGAATATCGCATACAATCGCTTACCTCCAAACTCATTCCTGTTTATGGACTTGCCAATCTGTGAAATTTCTTCTTCCGTATAAACTGATGGGAGTTTCTCCCTCTCAGGGAATCTGAATCCCTTGATTAAGGTATCAAAATGTCGAGGCACTAATTTTTGTTCAACCAAGTAATAACACAGTCCTTTAAGCACGCTTACACGCTGGGATTTGTTTATCTGCGCTGAATCTACAAATTCTAAAAGATTCTGTTCTGCTAGGGCAGACATTGTCTCTATGCCTTTTAATCTCAAAAATGTTAAGAATCTGCCGAGCATCCGTTCATAGACGTATAAAGTACTATCCGTTGCTCTGTTCTCACGTTTGTAGGACAGAAAATCCAACATGATTCTTCCAAGTTCTCCGCTCATGTCAAAAGATTGCTTTTGTGGAACATAGCGTTTAATCCTGCCGGTTTCAAGAACAGCATTGAGGATTGTGATACTTCTGCGCAAACGGCTATATGTTTGCATCACATCTTCTGGAAGGTCTGAAAGGTATTCGTCTCCGACTTGTTTGGTATAGTATTCCAAACCCTTCGCTTCCATGAAGGGTTTCACTTTTTTGTTCCATATAGACAGATATGTCTCTATGGTCTTTTCAGTATACCCAACATCTCTCATGAGTACCACGCACTCATGGATTAAATCTAAAAATAATTTTGTTTCCATCTTTCTGTATTTTTAATTAGAAGATAGACCAAGTTTACAAAATTATCAAAAGTAAATTATCAAAAGAAGAGATTACATTGCTGGTATGCAACATATTATAACAACTTGAGACGCATAGTTTTGATTTTAATCTACTTTGAATAATAATGAAGTGCCATCGAATAGATTTCATCGTCCGTGAAGCCGTTTATACCGCTTTTCTGCACGGTGTTGAGTATGTAGTTCACGCACTCGTCTATGTTCTTTTTCGGGTTGGCGAATACGGGTGCGAACAGTTCATCTTCCTGCGCCCTCTGCTCCAGATAGTTCTGAATGGTCGCTTTGAAATAATCGGTTGCTTTATTTTCGGTTCTCATCGTCTTGGGATTTTGTGGGGCGGATTGGCTCCGCCCCATATTGATGACTATTTTATTTCAGTGAATTTTGTATAACCCTCCAATGCAATGTCAATTACCTGTTTTGTAAGGTCGTTGTAGTAGGTTGTCCCGCTGTGGATAATCCGGTGTATGATTTGAATTTCCTGCTCTGTCATTCGGGATTTATTGCCACAAAACGGGCATCGTGCAATCGTGGTTAATTGGTTGTCTACGATTCTCTGCTGTACGATTTCAAGTACAAAGTATCCCTTTACGTTTTGTAAGTCCTGAAAAGGCATTTCGTTTTTTTCGTCTCCCGGACAGGGAAAGTTCATGCCGAATGAATAGCCGGATGTATGTTCGTGGCGTATGTAGAAATTACTATGTCCTATTGACAATTCGCCCTCGTTAAACAGATACCGTGGAATTGCTATTTGAAACCCTCGCTCAAAATCTTCGTAACTTCCAAACAGTTCTTCGTGATTCTCATCCGGGAAGGGGAAGCGGTATCGGAAAGGGTACTTTGGATTGAGGTAATCCGCAGGTTGCAAATTTCCGGGTTGATACGTTGCCCTCGGCAGTTCCTTTTTCAGTTGGTCGTATGTGGTATAATAGAGGTTCTCGCAACAACCTAAACCAACGCTCCCGTACTTAATATGTCCAATGTTTTCGCTCATGGCTTTGAATTTTAATTGATTAGAAAATGTGAGTAATAAGGAAATAGAAAAAGCCAATCAGGCAGATAAGAGATACAAGGCAGGAAGCAATGCTTTTCAGGATATTCCAACAGAAAACCACGCCCAAAACCACCCATATAAAGTCCCCCCCCCACAGGTAAAACCCTGCTACGGTCGCCACTATCTTTGCTCCCAATTTTATGCTGGATGGAAGGTTGATAGATTCTCGTTTCCAATTATTTTTTTCTGCTGTTCTCATAACGTCTGACTTTTTTTTTATGCCGTGACGGAGCCGGTGTGATGAGTTCTGTTTCAGAAGCATGGAAGATAAGGGGTTAGCACACGCAAATTTTTTGTGAGAAATACGCAACGTCGGAACGATGTCGGAAGATTTTTTGCCAAAAATTTTCGGGTGCGTGAACCCCTGATATATCTTCGCTTCTGGCAACAGAACTCATCATATTACAACCGGCTCTTTAAGGCATAAGAAAATGAGGAAGACGTTATATCAGAGAACAGTAGAAAAATTACGCACAGTGATTTTATACGGGAATTAAAATCACTGCGGACACTAAGCTATGGAAGTGATCGACTGTTTGGCTGCCCGAAGCCGACAGTATAAGGACAGAGGCATCCGCTAAAGAATGAAGCGGGAAATAGATGCTCCAGACTTCTTATATTTGCTTTCCGGGAATGGCCAAAATGTAGAAGTATGGAATTGATAAGCATAAGTGTAAAGGTTTTCAACGCATTGGCCGAGCGTATGAAAACAATCGAAGCGAAGGCCGAAACATTGTGCCGCAGGCAGGATGATCTGGGGCTGAAGAAATGGCTGGATCATCAGGAGGTTTGCCAGATTTTAGGAATCAGCAAACGCACCCTGCAATATTACAGGGAAAAAGGGTTGCTGCCGTGTAGTCAAATCCGGCATAAGATATTCTATAAGCCGGAAGATGTGCAGAAACTGCTGGAAATGTCGCACCATCCAATTATCGCAACGCCATGAACAGCTATTTAATAGACAAGCAGGAACCGTGCGTGGCCGACTTTTTCCGCCGTATGGAAAAGACAATTAAAATGCTCGATAAATTGGATAACGGCAACAGACGCACCTTTAACGGACAGCGTTTTCTGACCGATAAAGAGTTGTCGGATATTTTGAAGATCAGCCGCCGGACGTTACAGGAATACCGTTCCGCAGGCAGGATACCTTATTACCTGATTTGCGGAAAGGTGATTTACAAGGAATCGGAGATACAACAATTCCTGGAGGACGGACGAAAACAATGCCTCGATGAAATGGAATTACTCTAAACGAAAGAACGGCCCCAATCTGTGATGGAGCCGTTCTTTGTTTTGATAGGGCGGAGTTAATTCAGCATAGCCTCCATGCCCGGAATTTTCCAGATTACAAGCGGATTTACCGCCTGTTCGATTATCCACTGACGGTACTGTTCGGCTTTGAGGGATTTAAGCCGGAAAGCCAGTGCCGTTATCATTTCCAGATTATAGAGTGTTCTGCCGCCGCCGGCAGTAGCTTCATGGAAGCATACTTTTTCTTCTCTCAAAACTCCGTTTTTAAGTATCGAGCGGATATTGCTGTTTACGGCTGATACGAACACGCCGAAAAGGTCGGCGATCTGGTGCTGGGTAAGCCATACGGTTCCCTGCCGGGGGCGAATGGTTACACGCCCTTTTTCTATGGTAATTGATTCGTTATTCATATTTATAGATTGTTTGATTGTTCTACTTGCTTGTTTTTTCTTGCTCCGGGATAACGGATAGCCGCCCGGAGCGTTTCATCTTCGTACAAAGTAATCTTTTTTGATTGGGATGCGGTTCTTTTCCTGAGCTGTTTCATATCCTCGTCCACTTTCCGGTCGGTTACTTTGGCGTATATCTGCGTGGTGGTTATATTCTTATGTCCCATCATCCGGCTAACGGTTTCGATGGGAACACCCTGAGAGAGCGTGATATGCGTTCCGAAATTATGCCGGGCCTTGTGAAAGGTGATGTGGCCCGTACCGCATATCCCGGCGATCTCGCATAGCAGTTTGCCCATATAACCACGGCCGTAAACATGAAATATGTGCTTGTCTTTTTTCTGCGGGCGGTATTTCTCCATAATTTGCAGCGGGATTTCCAGCAGGCGGATACGGGAATCCGTGCCGGTCTTCTGCCTTTTAATCTCAATCCACAGGCTGCCGTCCGCTGCCTGTACGATATGCTCGTCGGACAGCCTGGTAAGGTCGGCGTGACACAATCCTGTGAATGTCGAAAAAACAAACATATCACGGGCAAGGCATAAATTAGGTCTGTTAAAGCGGTGCCGCATCAGTTTCTCCAGGTCTTCCAGTTTGAGGTGACGGCTCTTTAACGGCGGCAGTTCGGGAAAGAGCTTCATGTAGGGATCGCGCCGGAGCGTTCCCTGATTAAAAGCCCGCTTGGTGATCTTTTTGAAGTTATACAGATGCTGGTGAACCGTTTTCTGCTGTAATCCCCGGTCTGTCCTTAAAAAGAGGTCGTAAGCCTCGTAAAAGTTCAGGTCGAGGCTGCGCAGGCTTACATCATCGGCATCGTATTGTTTCCGTATGAAGGCAAGAAGGTGGTTATACGATACTACATATATGTCGTATGCTTCTTTCTTGCGATCAACACCTACGCGCTTTTTAAATTCCTCGTTATGTTCCTCAAATAGTTTCATCAGCGTAACAGGCTTTTGGGCTACGCCTTTGAGCGCATTTTTCACAAGTTCCGCCGTGACGAAACCCTGGCTTTCCAATATCCGGTTATAATGACCGTTAATCTTTCCGGTAAGCAGGCCGATAGCCTTGTTTACCTCCAGCGCGTTACGGCTCTTTCCGGCGGCCCTGCCTCCGCTTTCGCCTTCTCCGGGCTCCCAGATAGCGGGATTAACCGAAACTTTTGTCCCTATCTGTTCATTTTCACCGTCGATACTCAGGCGGCAAAGTAACTGGCACATACCATCCCTACGGATTTTAGTGCGGTTGATATAGAATAAAATCGCAAACGTACTGCGTTTTTTCTTTTTTGTATTTTCTTTATTTACTGTGTTCATAATCTTCAATTTTAAAGTGCAAATTTGAATCGCCCTGTAATCCTTTTTTCGAGTGCTTTCATATCCTCGTCGATCTTCTCGTTCGTGATTTTCGCGTAAATCTGTGTCGTCGAAATCTGGCTGTGCCCGAGCATACGGCTCACCGTTTCGATGGGAACGCCTTGCGAGAGCGTAATTTCGGAAGCGTAGGTATGGCGTCCGCAATGGAATGTCAGCCGGCGGTTGATACCGCAGGTGTGGGCAATAATTTTTAATTCCCTGTTTATTTCCGAATTACTGTACATGGGAATCAACCGGCCTCCGGCCGCAGTATCCCTGTATCGTTCAAGGATTTGCAGCGGGAGTTCGAGCAGGGGTATCTCGTAGTCCATCCCTGTTTTCTCCCGGCTCGTTTTTATCCAGACTACCTTATCCTCCGCTATGAAAATATCCTCGTTCGTCAGCTTCCGCATATCGCTGTACGGAATGCCGGTATAGCATGAAAAGAGGAACAGATCGCGGATAAGGTAATGTTTCGGGCAGGTAAGCGGGGTTGTCATTAGTTTATCCAACTCTTTGCGGATAAGGTATTTTTGCTTGTGCCTGGGGCGCTCCGGCTCATAGTCTGCAAAGGGATTCTTGGTGATGATACCTTCGACAATGGCGTTCCCGACAATCGTGTTCAGGCGGGTGGTAAGCAATATGATCGTACCCGGTGCCAGTCCGCAGTCTATTTTCAGATAGAGGTCGAATTTATCAATAAACGACCTGTCCAACGCCGTGAAAGGTATATCCGAAAGTTTGTATTTGACTTCCAGAAATTTGGTAAGGTGGGCCAGGGCGTGCCAGTAGCCTTTCTCTGAACCTTTTTTACGGTTTACACCGATACGCTTGTCGAAATTCTCATTATGGGTACGGAAATAATCGAGCAACGTTTCCTGACCGTATGCCATACCCAGCAGGAGGGTTTTTACGTTTTCCGCCGTTACTTTTTCGTTGACGGCTGACAGCTCTTTGTAATGGGAAAGGGCGGAGGCACGGATGGCATCCAGCCGTTGATTGATCTCGTTGGCGATCTGGCTTTTCCCTGTGGCACGGCCCGACTGCCACAGGGATAGCGGCACGTTCGTTTTGGTGCTGAATGTGGTTTCGGAGTATTTTCCGATACTCAGTATTGCCATAAGGGGACATCTGCCGTCCTCTTTGATTTCGTTCTTTTTCAGGTAGAACGACACCTTTAACTCTTGCTGTTTCATAACTCTAATCATTAATGCAAATTTACCTGATATAGAGCTATTTGAAGGTATGCAGTATTCCGCCGCAGGGAGAATAAAACTCATATTTCCTGTTCAAAAGGCATCTTTTCCTCTCTGCTGGAAAAAATTGCGTACCTTTGGACGGAACTAAGAGCAAAAACGAGTGTTCTTTGGGGGTCTGGGCTTTATTCGCCATGTTGCCGGAGGTATTTTACGCCATAAAAGGCAACTCAAAAAGGCAACGGACAAGTCAGAAATCTTTGGCTTAACCATGCTATATTCTGCTATTTTACTTCCGGGCAGAATGAAGCGAGATACGGCGAACATTTCTAATTTCCAGCCACTTACTTTATCCACTTAGTTTTGCCAAAGTTTTCGGAAGTTTACCTATCTTTGATGTCCACTTTAATAATAGGGTGAACGCTGACATTATATGCGTTCATTCCGCCTAAGTGTCCTGCAATATCAGAAAGGTAACCTTTGCCGATAATAACTCCTTCTTCTTTGTCATTAAGTTGAATGACAGAGTTTGCGTCATTAAAAGATTCTACAAACCAATGGTTAAGAGTAACATACAATTTTTCTTTGGTTTGTTCTCCACATTCAATAACCTGAGTATATGTCAGAGAGTTGTTTTTGTCCAGTGCAAGTTGTGAACCTATGTTTGCTGCCGCATCTACCCATTTGTCGCCAAATTTTTCTTTAGCGTACTTTTCCAGTTCTTCACTGCGCATAAGTTGTGCGCTTGCACTAATTGCCATTAATCCAATTAGAGCACTCAAAATAATTCTTTTCATACAATAGCTGTTTGTTTTTCTTAGATTCTAAGAAAAAAGTTAATATTAATTCTGATTACCAGTTTTGATATACATACAATCCTTGGTCTTGCATAGAAGTTTGAAAGACCTTCTTTTCACTTTTCCCTCTATAATCGTGGTTTACGCTGATTGCTTTGTAAGATGAATAGGTACGCCCCCCATATTCTTCCATATAGGTAACCCATAATATGTATTCTCCATTGGGCATATTTTCAATATTGAATACACCGGATTGAAATTTAGTAGCATATTGGGGCTTGGAAGATTTGCTCCCATCTGTATATGTGATTAGTCCGTCATTAACAACCGAGATAGTGCTTTGGCTGTTGTCGATACTTTTGTTCTCATTTTCGTAAATGTACAGAAAGGCTTTTTTAGCAACTTTTTCTTCTGAGTCCTCCCATTTAGTGTACACGTTTACAAAGAAAGTTTGTTCGGTGGATTCGTCATCATTAGAACATGATGTCATGAATATTGGCAATAGAACCAATAGTAGTAAGATTTTCTTCATTTTTATATGTTTATTAAAAGTTTGTTTTGCAGGTTTATTACCAAAGATTTGGTTTTAAATCTTTGATTGTATTTCTTTTGAATATGTTTAATTGATCTAATAAGTGTGGAGATAATGCACGATTATTGAGGTAGGTGTATAATCATCTCATTGCTTAGAAATTAAGCGGAATTTCTTTTTACTGTAGTCATGTTTATATTGAGCTTTATATAGGCAAATAGCATTTCCCACTATCTATTTGTCCCACAATGTATATTTCCCGTTAATATTTTCCCTATGTTTGTTTTGCCGCTTTGCTGGCAAAGCATTAATGTTAATTAATGCTGCAAAGGTAGGTAGAATATATTGAATGCCAAAAGATTCTCTGATAATTTTCATGTACTGAAAGAATTTTGTAGCTCATGTTTTTCTATATGAAATTAAATATCAGGTATTAATACTTGAGTTGTCGGGTATTAATACCTGATATGTGAAATGTTAATACTTGAGAAGTGAGATAATAATACTTGTTATGTCGCTTGTTAGAAGATGAAACTTACATAAAGGTGAAATAGAAATCTTATAATAGATACATTTTGGCAGCTCTATATTTGTTGAAATCAGGAAATACTCTGTTTTCTAGTATTGTCTGGATGTTAATATTCCATTCTTGAAATACAAATATCGGTCATCATATACCCACTGTTCGTGAGTTCCATAACTTCCTGTGGTTGTATTTATATGATCAGGAGCTCCCCAAGCATCTCGAACCATTTTTTTATTCATGCCAATTTCAATTTTTCCTTCTGCTACGCAACTCCCAAATTTTGTTCCGTATTTCTTAACGCATTCATTATAAAATGTAATGGTTATGAAGTGATTTAATTTTTGTCCTCTAATAATCTCTCCTTTAACCTTACCGAACTTCTCATTTTCTAGTACAGCAAATATTGGTCCGTCTTCTCCTACATTGACAGCAATATCGGTACATTTGAATTTCGTTTTGAAGGGAGGTATTATAGTTTCTTCTATGTCGACTCTGTTGAGTTCATATCTTCCTTTGAAATAGAACTCTTTGCCAACAAATGATTGTTTCATTTTCTCATAATAGCCTAAAGTCACAAAATCATTTCCATAGTTTTTTTCTAATTTAAAATAAAAAGGTATGCTATCGTTACCCATTAATTTAAGCCAGTAAATGGTATCACCTACTGAAGGTTTTCTAGATTCAACAGATAATACCTTATAATACTTTCCTGCTAACTCAGAATAGCTACTGACTATTTCTCCGCTTTTTTTCCCAGGGACTGGTTTGTACATATGATCGCCGCCCCCAAACCTATCAGTGATTTTAGAATAGAAACCCCAATAAAATCCATTTTCTTTTGAATAGCTATCACCTTTAAGAAATAATGTTTGTCCTTTGTGTAATGGGGCATTGTCATAATCTAAACTTTCAAGACTATCATACTTTTGTACATCTACTGGTACTTCTTTTTCTTTTGTTGTTATAGTTGTAATTTGCGCATAGGCACTTATTGCAAACAAAAGGGCTGTTGTTGTTATGGCTAATATTTTCATAATATATAATGTGTTGAATGTTCTGTTTTTGCAAATGTATACATAATATATTAATCGGGAAAGCTTTTGTAAAATTTTATATTGGACTGGTGAATGAATTGATTAATTACTGCTAATTAGGTAATTGGTAACAATATATTAGTAAAGATAGCGAAAAGTGGAATCAAAAATGATGAAATTGGTGTAGGTAAATTGAAAATAGTGACTATTTCTAAGAGGTCACGAATACTGTGCGGCAAAATATAATAACGATTGAAATGTGGAATAGCTTTGCGGTGTATAAACTAAATGAGAATTATATGTTATGAGTAAATTAAATTTTGATATTACGGTGAATAACTCTGATTTTATAGAAAAATTGGAGCAAATACGCTCTGCTGTTCAGATTACAGCAAAGGAGATGGAAAAACAAGGACAGAAAGTAAGTTTGTCATTTCAGCAGATGGCTGATAATGTAACTTTGACTACAAGTACGGTGGGAAATGCGATTAAAAGTATGCATAAACAGATAAATGATGCTATCAAATCTTTGTCTAAGTTGGATTCCGAAAATCAAGCGCGTTTGATGAATTTAAGGAATGATTTAGGAAAATATACAGCGAATACAACTAATGATGGACAGGAGCGGAAATCATCTATTGGTAAAGAAATAGATTCACGAGATGATCTTTCTGTGAATATTAGTGATCAGTATAATGAATTGGCACAATTGAATGCAGAACTATTGTCTTATCAACAAAAATTGGAAGCGGTTCAAAATGAACTATCTGTTTTGCGTACTGAAATGTCATCGGTACTTGAGGAAATGGAAAAAATGCGTAATGCCGGGCAGCAAAATACAGAAGCTTATGCGAAATTGGAAGAGAAGGCTGAATCCTTGTCTGGCACTATAAAAAATATAGATAAGGGTACTACATTTGACGGAATGATTTCCGGATTGAATGGTTTGTCTAGTTCTTTTTCGACAGTCTCCTCTATGCTAGAGTTATTTTCTATTGAAAATGAAACACTACAAAAGATTATGCAAAAAGTGCAATTAGCCATTGCTGTAACTAATGGTTTGCAAGAGGTTAATGCTGTGCTGAGTAAAGAATCGGCTTTCCAGTTGAACGTTGTTGGTAAATTAAAACTGTGGTGGAAAACTATCACTCTTCAGGCTGCAGCAGCACAAGGGGTGGAGACGGGTGCTGCATCGGCGGGTGTTATTGTAAATACTGCTCTAGCAGGATCTTTCCATGCAATAGGTTTAGCCATAAAATCTATTCCTGTGATCGGTTGGATTTTAGCAGGTATTTCTGCGCTAATAGGACTTTATTCTTTATGGTCATCCCGGACGAAAGAGCAACAAGAAGAACAGGAACAACTGAATAAAAGTGTTAGAGAATTTAATGATGGTATTCAAAATTATGCAGCTAAACCGATAGCGATGATTGAATTATTGTCTACTAAATTTAAGGCACTTGGTAATGATATGGATGCCCAAAAGAAATTTATAGCTGATAATAAGAGAGCATTTGATGAATTGGGTGTTTCGATCGGCAGTGTGAAAGATGCTCAACAATTGCTTATTGATAATAAAGATAAATTTGTTCAGGCACAGATGGCTAAAGCTATATCATTGGTGTATGCAGATAAGATGCAAGAAGAAGCAAAAACGTATGTGGAGGCAAAGAATGCTACTGATGTTTGGACGAGAGTGGGAGAAAAGAAGGATAAAGAAAATACTGTTGTAGTAAATGGTATTTCCATTAGAAAGGGTGAGCAAGCAGCTAATATGCAAGAGTATAAGAAGCTGAAAGCTCAAGGAATGCTTGCTGATGATGGGAATATATTACGATATGATGAAATATTGAAAAGAGATTATTCGAAGAAAGCTGAAGAATCGCATAAAAAAATGATTTCTCTGGGACAACAATCTTTTTCATATTCCCAACAATATGATAATGTAATGGGAGGACTTGGGCAAAATAAAAAGAAGTCTACCTTGGGGAAAGAGGATAACACAAAGGCGATTGAAGAAGCTCATAAGAAACGTATAAAACTTCAAAAACAGCAAGCGACAGAAATGATTCGTTTCGCTGAAGATTCTGAGAATCGAATTCAGCAGGCGACAATTGATGCAATGGCTGACGGAGCTGATAAGAGTTTTAGACAACTGGAATTGAATCAGAAGAAAGAAAGACAATCTCTTGAGCGTGAAATGGAGGAACTTAAACGACAAAGAATTGAAGAGCAAAAAGCTATTTTTGATGCAGGAGAAGATGTTAAGAAGGCTGAAAATTCTAAGTATGAAAAACAAGAATTTGTCGCCCCCAAAGAAGTTCTGACAAAATCAGAGAAAAAGGAGTTTAGCGAGCGAAGTAAAAAGCTTGATGCAAAACAAACAAATGAACTCCGTGCCTATTATGAATCTGAAAGGCAAGCAATGGATGAGTATTTGAAAGATTATAAAACTTTCATGGAAAAACGTAAGGCTATTGAAGACCTTGGCGAGAAAAGAAAAGAAGGTAAAGGTAAAGGTGAAAAGCAGGTTATTGATGAAGAAACTGCAAAGTCTCTCTCTGAGCTAGACATAAAAGCGGCAGAAAGCTCATCTGGATTTGGTCAACTGTTTTCTGACGTAAAAGAACGTACTGTTAAAGATATGCGTACTATTGTCGACAAGGCAAAAGAGGCTTTAGATTTTATAAAGAATGGAAATTGGGATGCTGCTGAAGGAGCTAAGTTTGGCATTTCGCAAGAGAGTTTCGATGCTTTGAAAAGCTCTTCTCCGGAAATTGAGAAGATAGAAAAAAGTATTGAGGACTTAAATAAGCAGGCAGATTCGAGCGATACGTCATTGAATAAAATGTCCATTGGTTTCGAGCATCTTTTCGAAGCTAATAATGATCCTGAAAAATTAAAAACAGCATTGAGTGAAATAGGAGACTCACTGAATGCAGCTATGCAGAGCACTAAATTCTTTTCAGATGCTTTGTCCAGTTTAGGAGATGCTTTTGGAAACGACACATTGAGTGGAGTAGCAGAAGGAATGAACGTAGCTATGGATGCAGCAGGTGCAGCTATGTCTGGCGCTCAGGCAGGTGCAATGTTTGGTCCTTGGGGAGCGGCTGCCGGTGCTGCTATCGGTCTTGTATCATCATTGGGATCATCACTTGCTAAACTTCATGATGCCAAGAATGAAAAGAACATTCAAAGAATTCAGGAACAAATAGAAGTTCTCGAAAAATCATACGAAAATCTTGGTGATTCGTTGGATAAAGCATTTTCTACGGATGCCTCCGAACTGATAGAGCAGCAGAATACATTGCTTGAACAACAGAAAGTGCTTATTCGGAATCAGATTGCCGAAGAGAAAGATAAAAAGAAAACTGATTGGGGGAGAATTGATGAATGGGAGCAACAGATAGAGGATATAGATAAGGTTATAGCCGGCAATAAAGAAAAGGCAATAGATGTCATTTTCGGTGAAGACCTGAAAGCTGCTATTGATGATTTTGCACAGGCGTATGCTGACGCATGGAGCACCGGAGATGATAAGGCAAAATCTTCAAAAGACCTCGTGAAGAATATGATTAAGCAGATGATTACGGAGGCGATAAAAGCTGCTTCTTCGGAGCCAATGGAGAAACTACGTGCAAAGTTGGCAGGATTCTTCTCAGATAAAATGATCAGTGATTGGGAACGGCAACAAATAGAGAAAGACGCACAGGCTATTATGGACGATTTGGATCGCCAGTTTGGTTGGGCGGATGAATACATGAAAGGTGACGAAAAAGAGTCTTCTTCACAAGAATCTACCAAAGGTGGGTTTACTGCAATGTCTCAGGAAACAGGAGATGAGTTGAATGGCCGCTTTACCGCTTTGCAGATATCTAATGAAGAAATTAAAAATTCAATGTTTTTCATTTTAGGTAATCTTTCTTCATTGTGTACGAATACTTCTACCGGCAACATCTTGTTGACCGAAATGAGAAATCTTGCTGTGATGTCTAATGGACATCTGGAAGATATTGCGAAATATACCAAGGTGCTATTGGGATTCGGAGAGAAGCTTGATAATATAGCTTATAACACAAAAAGTTTAACCACAAAATAACAAGGTAATGGAATCAGTAAATGATATAATGAAATCAGCTTCCTTATTCGGAGCTTGCAGTAAATCGAATGGCGTAAGTGACTGGAAAAGTCTGGTATGGCTTTTCTTCACTCCCCAAGGTCGGGAATTTTGTGAAGAGAACAATTTTCCCTCTTTGGAAATGTTTCAGGGAATGAAAGAATATGTTGAGGAGTTTGGAGTATTTGTCGATAGCGGCGAGGTCATCCGCTCTAATGATGCCAATATTGGTTTGGTGGGGGGCACTTCCGGAATTCTTACTTATGATGATAATACAGTGGTTCATAAAGTAATCTTGATGCACGGTGCAAAGGCTAAAATTAAAGCATCCGGTTATGCTGTGATTCTAATAGTGAATGTCGGTAATTGTGAAATGGAAATAGATAAGGACGAAACAGTTGTAATATTATGAAAGAAGAACTATACATTAACGGTAAAGATGCCTACACTACTTGGGGCATAAGCATGGATAATAATGCATTATCCGAACTAATGACACCATCCTCCAACAAAACTTTTATAGAAAACGAGAGTCGGCTGGAACATGGAAAACGGGTGGTCATCGCCAATCCAAGGGTAGATGTGAGAAACCTGACTCTTCAGATTAACCTGACGGCTTCCAGTGAGGAACAGTTTTTTGAGAGATACAATAGCTTTTGTGAAGAACTGGCAACAGGCGCACTTGAGATAGAAACCAAGTATCAGCCTAAAGTCGTGTACAAAACGATTTATCAATCGTGCAGCCAATTCAGCCAGTTTATGCGCGGCATTGGAAAGTTCTCACTGAAACTATATGAACCGAATCCTAATGATAGAACGAAAACAGTATGATAGATATTAAAGACATATCCGGAAATATACGCTTTTCTACTCCCATAAATCAAGGGAGCAAGCGTAAGTTCCTGTTGATGAAGGAGGATTATATAACTTTGAAGTTCTCAGCTTTGAAACCTGTGTATTTCTCTTTGGGAGATTATATCGACAACGAGATAGGGGTATTTGAGCTTGTTGATTTATATAAGCCGGATTATAACGCAGAAACGGGAGGTTACGACTATGATCTCCGACTGGATGCCTACTATTGGAAATGGAAGAATAAGAAGTTCTTCTATACTCCAGAGAAAGGAAACAAAGAGTCCGGATGGAGCCTGACCTCTACGTTGGACACTCACATGAAAGTATTCCTGAAGAATCTTGAAGTACTCGGCTATAACTACAGGGGACGGGCTTTCAGCTACGTCACAGATGGTACGGTAGACAACTCTGCTAAACTGATTACGTATGATAGCACGAATATGATTGACGCATTGACACAGATTGCAGAAACATGGCAATGCGAATGGTGGATAACGGATAGCATCATACACTTCGGACGATGTGAATATAGTGATCCGGTAGATTTTGAGATAGGGGTAAATGTAGGAAATATGACACGTTCGGATAGCCAGACCAGTTATGCTACCCGTATCTACGCTTTCGGATCAACCCGGAACCTGCCGTCTGATTATCGTCCGCAAGATGAAGACGTAGTGATGAATGGCGTAGTACAGAAACGCCTGATGTTGCCGGGTGACACGCCCTATATCGATGCCTTTCCAGGGATGAGTATGGAAGAAGCTATTGAAGAGGTGGTTGTTTTTGAAGATGTTTACCCACGCAGGATAGGGACAATGTCTGATATTGTTCTTCATGAATATACGGATAAGATAGAAGAGGAAGGTAAAGAACCGGTTTTCAAGAAATGGAATGCCTATCGTTTTAAAGATACCGGAATGACTTTTTCCAAAGATTATGTGTTGCCGGGACAGGAACTGAATATTATATTCCAGTCGGGAGCAATGAACGGAATGAGCTTTACCGTAACGTTTAACCCCTGGGATAAGGATAAAAATGAAGACCAACAGCCGGAAAAGAATGCTGATGGTTCATGGAATCCTCTTGCACAAGTGTTTGAAATTGTGAGAAATGAAGATTATGGGCGCCCTATACCTGATGAATCCCTGAAGCCTTCCAATGGTGATACGTATGTTCTTTATGGATTCGATACGAAGTTTGTTTCTGATAACATGCTGCCAAGTGCCGAACAAGAACTGCTTGAAATGGCTGAAAAGTATGTGGAGAAATCGATGCAAGACCCTTCTACTTATAGTTGTAAGATGTTGCCTGACTATATTTATAACGATGGGGATATTAGAAGGTTCGAATTAGGCGACCGTGTGAATCTTATTAACAAGAACTATTTCGAAGATGGGCGTCAGTCGCGTATTATCGGTTATGAGTGTGCTTTGGATATCCCTCATGATCATCCGGTATATACGATTGGTGAAACGGCTGCATACTCCCGCTTGGGGGAAATAGAAAACAAAGTGGACTCCCTGACTTTCAAAGGACAGGCATTCAATGGATCAAGTGGAAATGGCGGTGGCGGTACCGGAGTCTATGTAATCGGTATAAATGATAAAACACAACCATCGGACCGGAATGTGTTTTCTTCGAAAAGGATTATAAACGAGATTAGAGGGAGGGCGCTCAGCAGAATTTATAATGACGAAGCGGCAGGACGGATAACTTTCACTAAAGGACTGGTATCATCGGAACTGGTAGAAGCTAATAACGGACTGGTGATCCGTAAAAAAGAAGTAACCGAGGAGGCTTCTTTCATGTCACTCATTGAAGAGTCTGAGGATGCAATCGTAGAAGAGTTGTCTGTAGGGGGTGGAGTTACTACTCTTGGAGGAATGGATAACGTCAGTGAAGAAGCTGACAAAACATCGGAGACGGATGATATTATAGTACGACTTGCCGGAGCTTCCGAGTGGACAGTAAACACGACATTGTTCTCTAATGTTTCACAATTGATGTCGAAGGTGTTCCCGTTTACCTTGTCTCTGGCAGGGGGAGGCGGAATTTATGAGAAAGGAAGTACGCAAACAATTAATCTTTCGTGGAGTTATGACCGGGATGTTACATCACAGTCTGTCAATGGAGAGTCAATGCCTATTGACAGCCGGGCAAAACAATATAAGGATGTTACAGCTGATACAACGTATACTTTGTCCGCTGTCTATAATGGTGAAGTTTATAGGGATTCTACCTCCGTGAAGTTCAGATTGAAGAAGTATTATGGGGTTTCTGTCCATGAGGCTCTCACCGATGAAGAGATTTTGGCATTGACAAGTTCTTGGGCCGAGCGACCATTAAAAACTACTGTATTTGATTGTTCCGGTGGCAAGTATCCTTATTATATTTTACCTGCTTCCATGATTTCTGATATTCAGTTTTGGATTGGCGGATTGCGTAATTCAGATTGGGTAGAAGAAGTTCGGACGGTGACGAATGTTTATGGGTACACAGAGAGTTATACAATATTCAGGTTAAACAGCATTCAAACGGGTGTGTTAAATATAGAAGTAAAGTAATGGCAATATTAAGTAACGGTAAGTTTTATGGATTCCTCTGTTCTGCCAAAGAAACCGGGCAGAAATTAGCAAACGGAGTGAAGGAGTATGTGGAAGATTTTGTATCCGGATTCGCTGGGCATGGATGGAAGATATGGGAGTATGTATCAGGAAAATGGATGCTTGAGGTCGATGCACTCAGGGTACGTGGACAGTTCACTGTATTTGAGTTATTGGTAAGTAAGATTCGTGCAATCATCGGTGCGCAAGCTATCACACAAGGATGTGGAAAAATAAAAACGGTTACTGTTTCTGATGACGGAATAGCTTACCTTATTACAATAGAAGACGCGGACATGAGTTTTGTAGAACATGACTTTATTCGTTGTCAGGAGTTTTCTGGTGGACAGAAGCTATATCATGTAGAAATTGAATCAGTAACGGAGGGTGTTATCCGTATCCTTAAATCCGAATTTGATGTAGATGGGGAAGGAGTGGTGATGAATCCTCCCGCACCGGGAGATGACATCGTGCAATTTGGAAATAGTTCTCATGATGAGAAATATATCGGTCGGCATTCTGCAATTTATATGCATGCTGACGAAGGAGCGCAACCTGCTATTGATGTATTGGATGGAATTTATTCGAAAGATTGGTCTGATTGTTTGAAAGTTCGTATGGGTGGCGATATTCCCGGAAGTAATGGGTTGAAAGGATTTTATTGTGTTAACGGAATTATTAAAGGGATAGATAATGGTGGCTCTGTGCTCTATCAGTTTAATCCTGATGGCTCAGGATTTATCGGAAGAGGCGCTATCAAATGGGATGCTGAGGGATTTCGTTTTGGTACTGGTGTGAAATTGGCATGGGATAATCTGGATGATGAAACAAAAGAAAATTTGAAGGGTGAACCGGGGCAAGATGGTAAAGATGGATTAGATGGTGTTAATGGTGAGAATGGAAAAGACGGTCTTGATATTGTGTGGAAAGGAGAGTTGTCAACGTCTCCTGCAAACCCGCAGAAAAACTGGGTTTACCGTAACACGATTGATGGACGCGTATATATTTATAATGGCATTTCATGGACATTGATGGTGGCAGATGGTAATGACGGTACGGAAGGTGCGAGCGGCAAAGATGGAAAGGACGTCTATATTACCTATCATGACAGTGAGGAGGAACCTGCACGACCAAATGGAAATGGAACAACAGGGGGATGGCATACCAATGCAACTGCTGCTGTTATTTGGATTTCTCAAAAGGTAGCAGAGAATGCGGAAACTGGAGAATGGGGAGATCCTATAAAGGTGAAAGGTAATCAGGGGGAGCCGGGAAAGGATGCCAATCTTTTACCGTGGATTGAAGAATGGAATGGATATGCTACGGAAATTGGTGGTGGATACATAGTAACACCCAAAATGTTCAGTGGAACACGTTCTGCAGATGGAAAATTGACTGGTATAGCACAGGGAAAGGATTGTCTGACAGAAGCAGATGGTAAAAAGCGAACAGGAATCTTTGCTTTGGCAGACAATAAGATAATGTTTGAGATGGATCCAGAAAATGGGACGTACCAGTTTAAGGGGAGAATAGAATCTGATGAAATAAAAATTAATGATTTTTCGAAACTATCTAGTGCTGTATTTTGTGGTGATTATATGTACAGTCAACAAGGAGAAGATGCCCAAGGAAATCCTACTAGCAATTACCTAAATTTTACACCTGCTAATCCACAAGGAGGATCATTTAGACCTAATTATGCAGTAAATCTTAAAACTGGGAATCAATATACGAATGGAGGGCATGTATATGGATTTGCAACAAATACTCCTATACAGGTTAATGGAACTTCAATTGATCCAAGCAAAGTTGCTTATAGTAAGGTAAATATACTATTCAATGGAAGCTCTGCCTTATATTTGCCTAATAGTAAGAAATTTGATGGTGTTGAGTTTACGATTGTTAGTACTGCTACTAGAGGATATGAAAATGGTCCTAATATTTCTAGAACAGGAGGTGGAGATACATCATTTTTATATACAGGAATCTACTATAAAGGGGCTGAAATAAGAACATGTTATATGAGAGGGGAAGGCTCATTCATCAGATTGTTGGCTCATTGGGGTGGTTCAAAACTTAGGTATTATGTTGTTGGGCATAGTGATAATTTTTTGTTTATGGAACCTATGCTGAATGGCGGTTCTGGTGAATATGTTAGTGCTGGAACATGGTTCATTGATAGACCTTATACTAATAATGGTGTCTATAGGACTTACTATTCAACTCCGCAGTCTTTGCAATTGGCTCTTGCAATATATTTAGGTAAATATGGACCTAATACAGATGGTATCAATTTTAACGTTCCTTCGTAAATAGAATTTGGTCACGTGAAGTGGTGTAATTGCTTGTTGTTAATTAAAAAAAATATGAATAATGAAGAAAACTGTGCTTTCATATTATTTAGTAATAAAAGTACTACTAAATTTTAGATAGATAAGGCTATGGAACTAAACGATTGGTTAGCGATAATAGGTGCACTCGGTGGCTTGGAAGCGATAAAATGGATCGTAAATTTCTACGTAAACCGGAAGACAAACGCACGCAAGGAAGATGCTTCTGCAGATGCTATGGAAAGCGAAAATGAGCGTAAACAAATTGCCTGGCTTGAGGAACGTATTGCCCAAAGGGATGCAAAGATTGATACAATTTATGTAGAACTTCGTCAGGAACAAGCTGCCCATTTAGATGAAATTCATAAACGGCACGGAATTGAATTGAAATTAAAGGAGGCTGAAGCGAAACGATGTGATGTTCATAGATGTGACAGAAGACAGCCTCCAAGCGATTATTAATTTAAAAGAACATTGAAACATGAAAATACTGATAGATAACGGACATGGTGAAAATACACCAGGTAAATGTTCGCCGGATGGAAGGTTGAAAGAATGGATATATACCCGAGAAATCGCAGATAGGATAGTAACCGGATTACGTGAAAAAGGTTTTAATGCGGAGCGCATAGTGAAAGAGAATATAGATATTCCTCTTTCCGTACGATGTAGGCGGGCAAATAACATTTACCGGGAAACTGAAGGTAATGCTATATTAATTTCTATTCATTGTAATGCGGCAGGTTATGGTATGGATTGGCTGACTGCACGTGGATGGAGTGTATTTGTATCAAATAATGCTTCTGTTAATAGTAAGCGTCTGGCAATGTGCCTGGCTGAATCTGCTAAAGCTAAATCAGCTTTTGTGCGTCAACCAGTACAGGAACAATTGTTTTGGATACAGAATCTTGCTATATGCCGTGATACGATCTGTCCGGCTGTATTAACAGAGAATTTCTTTCAGGATAACAAAAAAGATGTAGAATTTCTTTTGTCTGCTGAAGGAAAACAACTGGTAGTGCAAACGCATATTGATGGAATTACTGACTATTTGAAAGATACCGCATCATGAGATGTTTGGTAGATGTGATAATCTTCCTTCTGATATTGGGAGGAGGACTTAGTTCCTGCCGGACTCTATATGTTCCGGTTGAAATCGTGAAAACGGAGTATCGGACTCGTGATAGCATAAGGCATGATAGCATATATCAGCATGATAGTGTATATATAGCGGTAAAGGGAGATACGATATATCAGTATAAATGTAAGTATCTGTATAAGTATCAATATGTGAATAGGACGGATACTTTGATAAAGACTGATTCTATACCGATTCCTTTCCCGGTGGAAAAACAGCTTTCCACATGGCAGCAGTTTAAACTGGATTTTGGAGGTGCTGCCATGCTGGTTATTATCATATTTATTTTCATTATAGCAGGACGTATGGTCCATAAATTGAAAATATGAAAGAATGGAATATGAAAACTAAAAAAACAGAAGATAATGAGTGAAGATTTAAAAGGAACGAATGTATATGCTCCTATTGTTCCGGGAACTGGTGAAGATAGATATCCTACCCATTATAGTAAATATGGAAAAGGTGGAATCAAGTGCGTACGCACTATTGCAGAAAGAGATGACATTCCATTGGAGAGGCTTGAAGTGCCTACTTTGTGTTATGTGCTCGATGATGACCTTTTCTATATATGGGATGGAAGTAAATGGAATGTGAAGGAGATGGGAAATACGGAGATCGGATTGCAGCGCAATGTGCGTATTGTGAATGATCTTGATAATAAAAATATATCAGCCAGTAAAGGAGAACCGTGTTATTTGAAATTCACTTTCATAAGCCAGGAACGATATAGTTCGAAAGACCCGTATGAAAATACAGGAGAGCGTGGACTTTGTCAGATCTCAGTACGTAACTCCAACAATACAGAATATGTGGTAGTGAAGATGATGTACGTGAATTCTGCTACTTCTCTTAATGTGGATGTAGCCGAGTTTCTGACTTCCGGTGCCAATAATGTAATGATTAAAATCACTGGTGAGATTACGGAAACGACGACTCCTGCATTTGTATATACAGTACAACTGACTACTCTTTCGATTAATGCCGATAATTTTAAATGGTGGACTGCCTATAGTGGAGATATTCTTTTCAATCTGAATATAGGTGGAAATGTATCGAAAACTTTATTCGTAACTGTCACTGGAACAGATTATAACGAATTGTATGAAGTGTCTGTAGGGATGGGAGTGTATATTGAAACCTCGTACAACTACTCTATTCCGCATCCTGGAAAGACAGGAGTATTCAATATTTCCGCTTATGTTGCTAATTCGGATGGAAGTATTAAAACAAGAACAGTCTCCTTTAATGTGATCTGTGCAATGACCGGTGACCAAACTAAGTTGATTGCAATCAATAACGTTCTTAACAAAGGAATGAACTGGGCTGAAAATACGTTGTTTGAATATACCATGTATGATGGGGACAATGTAACTACGTCAGCACAATTTTTTGTTCGCAAGGATACAACGGATGTATATGTGTCTAATGAGGACAGCATCACTTGTTCGGCAAAGCATATTTTTTCTCTTTCCCTTGAAATAGAGACAATGGATAACTCCGGATTTGACATTGTAGCTTTGGTGAAGGATGGAGATGATGATCTCACTGCACCTATTATTTTTGCCGTGGATAATTCTTCCGGCTATTCTGCTGTACCGGGAGCTGTGTTTTATCTGAATCCTAAAACTCGTAGTAATAGTCAGGCAAACCGACAGGCGGTAGTGAATGAGATTGATGGCTCTGAGGTGAAAGCACTATGGGAAGGAGTAAACTGGGGAAATGATTGTTGGACTACGAATACGAATGGAGAAAAAGTTCTTCGTCTGATGGCGGGGTCTCTGTTGACTATAGATCGTCATCCATTCAGTACAGAGTGTGCCCGTCGAGGAATCACCATTGAAATTGATTATAGAGTGGATAATGTGACAAACTATTCGGAACCGGTGATGACGATATCATCTCCATCGGGAAATTCTTTTATAGGATTGAATCTTTATGCGGATGACATCATCATGCATACACAGTCTTTGAAAGATGACAGTGTGCAAAGTTTGCATACCTTTGAAGGAAAACGTACAAGGCTGACGCTGACTGTTTTGCCGACGGCTTACGGTAACCCGGGATTTAATCTGTGTATACTGTATATCAACGGATGTAAAAACAGGGAGTTTACTTATGAAGATAATGATTATTTCGCTCAATCGGGAGCTATTGTTATTGGGTCGGATTATGCCGATGTGGATGTTTATGGTATACGCGAGTATGCATCAGGATTAACTTCACAGGGAGTACTGACGAATTATATCAATTGGCTGTCTGATACGGAAGAAAAGGCAAGAGTGAAAGCTTTTAATGATATTTTGGATCCCAATGGTTCGGAGATAGACTTTGATAACACAAGAGATCAGTTCAATTGTCTGGTATTTGATAATACGATCCCGTATATGCTCGATCAGACACAGCGGGTTGGAACACTGGAAGTTCTTTTTTATGATCATCCGGAATGGAATGTTTCTATTACTAATGTAGCAGCTAAGGGACAAGGAACATCTTCCATGAAATATTATTTGTGGAATACCCGTTACCAACTGGATAAAAACAACTCTGTGATTACTTTTGCAGACGGGACAACCGGAAGTAAGAAATGGCAAATGGTACCTTGGATTCCGGCTGGACAGAAGTTTACGGCGAAAAAGAATTATGCGTCCTCAATGCAATCTCATAAAATAGGTTCGGTCAACTCTTACGAAGATTTATATCGTGAAATGGGGTTGTTAAATGAAGCTATGCAGACGGAAATGTATAAGAATGCTCGTGTCGCTGTTTATCAGATGCCATTTGTCTGTTTTGAGAAATCGTTGAATGATGACGGGGAATCGGTATATACTTTCAAAGGACTATATACTTTCGGACCGGATAAAGGAGATAAATATACTTTTGGGTATGATACGGATTTATTTCCGGACATGATATCTATTGAAGGGGCGGATAATTCGCCATTATGTACTTTGTTCCGTGTTCCCTGGAATCCGAATAAATCATATATTGCCTATAATGAAGATGAGGAGGCTTTTCAGTATAATGGAGCCAATTCATGGGATTTCGGTGCCGGTGAATTGGAAAATATATCGAAGTTTATTCCGGCATATAACATCGTCTATCAGTGCTCACCACGACTTTTGCCTTTCAACGGTACGTTGGATGAGTTGAACGCTCAGCTTGCAGACTATAAAAATCAGCCTTATGAATTTTGGATTGCGAAAGCCGGTGATGTGAACCAATATAATGTTTATTATTTCGAGTCGGCAGAAGGTAGGTTCATTCCGTCTGATATAGGTGAAGGGCAGATAAATCTTAACTCTCAGCTTGTGGATAAAGGCTATGGATTGCTAAGTAAGGACTTAACAGGAAAAAATAATGATGAACTGAATACTCTCTTTATCAATGCTCGTATCTCGAAGTTTCGCCGGGAAGCACCGGACTTTTGGCATATACAAGATACGTTGACATTTATGAATAATGTGGAGTTTAATGCCGGTACGGACGAACGGGCAAAAAATACATATCCATACTCTTTCGGTATGGAGAATTCTAAATGGAGATGGCGTATCGATGATGCTGATACCCGGTTTGATACGACTAATCGTGGTTTGCCGGAGAAATCGTATAGTGTGGAAACGCATGATGTAGATGAAACTGGGGCATCTGTATGGAATGGTGAATCTAATAATTTCTTTAATTTGATGGAACTTGCCTTTGCTGAAGAGAAGACTACTAATATGCGCCTGATGATGACTTCTATGCAGGCATTGAGCGGATTAAAAAGTGGTAATGATCTTGAGAAACTTTATGCATTCTATAAAAAATATTTCTTTGATGAGGCTCAGGAATATTTCCCTTCTAATGCTTT